TTACACCATTGCTGAGCAAGTGGTGATGTATCCAAATAGCGTTCTTCAACTGACAGACGGATTCATTCTTCAGCCTAATGACACTCTGCGTGGCTTAGCTTCTGTTGCAAGTGTAATCACTGTATCTGTCAAAGTAAAAGAAGAATTTCTGACAGCCTCTTAATAACGAAAGACTAAAATGGCAACAAAGAAAGTATTGACCGAACAACAACAGAAGTTCATTGAGGTGTTGTTTGCTGAAGCTAATGGTGATCCAGTGAAAGCTCGTAAGCTTGCTGGCTACGCTGAAGGCTCCTCCACCAAAGTCATCATGTCTGCCATCAAGGAAGAAGTGATTGAAGCTACACAGCTGTTTATGGCTATGAACGCACCACGAGCAGCTATGGCTGTTATCAGCGGCATCACAGACCCAACAGAGCTTGGCATGCGTGATAAGCTCAATGCTGCTAAAGATTTGCTTGATCGTGCCGGTCTTGCTAAGACAGATAAGATTCAGGTTGAGGCTACTGGTAGCAACATTATGTTCCTTCCTCCAAAAGACGATGCGTGATTTAGGTGCATGGATATTGCCACAACCCATTGAGGAAAATGTATGGGTGCCAATTCCAAGATTTCTAAGGTCTAGTGCTGTTCCATTTGGATACACGCTAGATAATCCAGATGATGATTTCTTTCAACCAGTTCCGTTAGAACTTGAAGCACTGGAACAGGCTAAGAAATATTTAAAGCAATACAGCAGTAGGCTTGTTGCTAATTGGTTGGTAAAACAAACTGGCAGATACATCTCTCATGTTGGTTTGTTAAAGAGGATAAAGAGTGAACAGTCCCGTAAAAGAAAAGCTACAACTTACCGCAACCTTGCCAGAAGGCTCGAAAAAGCAATCAAGGCCGCGCAAAGCTACGAGCAAAAACTCCAACGGACAGAGCAAACAAAGTTCTTCGAAAGAGACTACTACACTTCCCTCATCGACAAAGCAACCGAATTTAATAACAGAGACAACAATACCGTTTGATACACAGTATGCCACTGAAGATGTGGTGTTTAAGCCCAATGTTGGACCACAAACATCCTTCTTAGCTGCTGCTGAACGCGAAGTATTGTATGGTGGTAGTGCTGGTGGTGGTAAAAGCTACGCAATGTTGGCTGACCCGTTGCGTTATATGTACCATCCTCAGTTTTCTGGCTTACTGTTGCGCCACACTACAGAGGAATTACGAGAACTTATTTGGAAGAGTCAGGAGATATACCCCAAAATCATCCCCGGTATCAAGTGGAGTGAGCGCAGGATGCAGTGGGAAGCCCCATCTGGTGCCAAACTGTGGATGTCCTTCCTAGATAGGGACGAAGATGTCATGCGATATCAGGGTTTGAGCTTCTCATGGGTAGGTTTTGATGAGTTGACGCAGTGGAAGACCCCGTTTGCATGGAATTACATGCGTTCTCGACTACGAACAGGTGCTTCCGACCTGCCAGTGTACATGAGAGCGACCACTAACCCCGGCGGTCCGGGACATTCGTGGGTAAAGAAGATGTTTATTGACCCTGCCGCATTCGGTGAAGCGTTTTATGCCACCGATATTGAGACAGGTGAGACAATGGTGTACCCAAAGGGGCATAGCCGTGAAGGCCAACCCCTGTTTAAGCGCAGATTCATCCCTGCTAAGCTGTATGACAACCCTGCGCTGGCAGCTTCTGGTGATTATGAGACTATGTTGCTGTCTCTACCAGAGAATCAGCGTAAACAATTGCTTGAAGGTAGCTGGGATGTAGCAGAAGGTGCAGCATTTAGTGAGTTTAACAGGGATATTCATGTAGTTGACCCCTATAATATACCCAATAACTGGACTAAATTCAGGGCTTGTGACTACGGATATGGCAGTTTTTCCTGTGTTTTATGGTTTGCTGTAGCACCAGATGAGTCCATTGTAGTGTACAGAGAACTGTATGTTACCAAGGTATTGGCAGAAGATTTGGCTGCTATGGTGCTAAATCTTGAACAAAATGAAAGTATACGGTATGGAGTTCTTGATAGTTCTACTTGGCATAAACGTGGTGATACTGGCCCTTCAATTGCTGAGCGCATGATCATGAAAGGATGCCGCTGGCGACCCGCTGATCGCAGCGCTGGCAGCAGGGTGGCGGGTAAAAATGAGATTCATCGCCGTTTACAGGTTGACTCGTTCACTGAGAAACCACGAATGACAATCTTCAGCAGCTGCACACAATTGATTGCTGATTTGCCTACTATTCCTTTGGACAAGACAAACCCTGAAGACGTTGATACTAAAGTGAAGAACGATCACAGCTATGATGCTTTGAGATATGGACTTATGTCGCGGCCTAGAAGTGGCTCAATTTTTGATTATGACCCAAGTAGTCAAAAGCGTGGTATAACTGTCGCAGATACAACCTTTGGATACTAAAAAACTTATGGCTAATAACGACACACCATTCATGGATGACAAATCCGTTGGGCTTGAAGACGGCAAGCAAGGCCAAGACGCTTTTGCTGGCAATGGCATTATCTCTTTTGTTCAAGAAAGATTTACCCGCGCTGAAGAAAGTCGCCGTTATGACGAACAGCGTTGGCTTCGTGCTTATCGCAACTATCGAGGCATCTATTCCCCTGATGTTAAGTTTACTGAAGCTGAGAAGTCTCGTGTATTTATCAAAGTAACTAAGACTAAGACGCTGGCAGCATATGGTCAAATCACCGATGTCTTATTTGCCAACAACAGCTTCCCCCTTTCAATTGAACCCACCATTTTACCAGAAGGCATAGCTGAACACGTTCACATTGAAACCGCTGACAAGTCTGGTCAAGGCCAACCGGCAGAGACACCAGATGCTGGCGCTTTGTTTGGATACAAAGGCGATGGTAAAGGCTTACCTCCCGGTGCCACTGTGCAATCGTTGCTTGAGCGTCTTGGTCCTCTGAAGGATACGCTGAAGGATGAGAAGGTTATCGAAGGTGCTGGAGTTACACCAACCTCGTTGACATTTAGTCCGTCAATGGTTGCTGCCAAGAAGATGCAGAAAAAGATATTGGATCAGCTGGATGAAAGCAATGCTAACAAGCAACTGCGTTCAGCTGCATTTGAGATGGCATTGTTTGGCACTGGTGTGATGAAGGGTCCATTTGGTGTTGATAAAGAATATGCTAAGTGGGATGACAAGGGTGAGTATTCACCCACTATTAAAACAATACCACAAACATCCCATGTTAGTGTGTGGGACTTTTATCCAGACCCCGATGCTAATAATACCGGAGAAGCACAGTTCATAATTGAGCGTCATAAAATGAGTAAGACACAAGTGCTTGCTCTAAAGAAGCGTCCGATGTTCCGTAAGAATGTTATTGACGAAGTGGTGGCACAAGGTGAGAACTATACCAAGAAGTATTGGGAAGATGACCTCAATGACTTTGCTCCAAACTATGGCGTTGAACGCTTTGAGGTGCATGAGTATTGGGGCAATGTCAGCGTTGAGTTGTTGATTGCTAATGACATCACCATCCCCAAAGAACTTAAAGACTATGATGATTTGCAAGCAAACATCTGGTACTGCAATAACAAGGTTATTCGACTTGTCCTCAATCCATTCAAGCCTTCTCGCATTCCATATTATGCCGTTCCATACGAACTCAATCCCTATTCCATTTTTGGTATTGGCATTGCTGAAAACATGGACGATACACAGACGCTGATGAATGGCTTCATGCGTATGGGTGTTGACAATGCTGTGCTGTCTGGCAACTTGGTGTTTGAGATTGATGAAACCAATTTGGTGCCGGGTCAAGACATGTCAATCTTCCCCGGCAAAATCTTTCGCCGTCAAGGTGGTGCTCCGGGTCAGTCGTTGTTTGGTACAAAGTTTCCAAACGTGTCGCAAGAGAACATGCAAATGTTTGACAAGGCGCGTCAGCTTGCTGATGAGTCTACAGGATTGCCATCGTTCTCGCATGGACAAACAGGTGTAGCAGGTGTTGGTCGTACAGCCAGTGGTATTTCAATGTTGATGAACGCTGCTTCTGGCGGTATCAAAACTGTGATTAAGAACATTGATGACTACTTGCTCCGTCCAATGGGTGAGGCGTTCTTCAGTTTCAATATGCAGTTTGACTACGATGCTGAAGCTGCTGGAGATTTAGAAGTGAGGGCGCGTGGTACAGAGAGCTTGATGCAAAATGAAGTTCGTAGTCAGCGTCTGCTTCAGTTCTTGCAAGTTGTACAGAATCCAACACTTGCTCCATTTGCTAAGATGCCCTACATCATTCGTGAGATTGCTAAGAGTATGGACCTCGATCCTGATCTTGTTAGCAACAACATGGATGAAGCTGCACGACAGGCTCTTGTGCTTCAGCGTATGCAACCCCCTGAGCCAATGGCTGGCGCTGCTCCAGCGGCTGCTGGCGGTCCTCCTTCACCAATGGATACATCTGGTGGTGGCGGTGGCAACATCGGTGTTGGTCAAGCCCCTGCTCCCGGCATGGATGGCTTTAGTGGCGCTCCTGCCGGTGCCGCTGCTGCAATGGGGCCAATGCAATGATCGTAGAGAAGCCTTGGCTTTCTAAGCTTAAACCCTTTGCATACAACAACATTCAATGGGAAGCCTTTCAAGAAATGATTGATGCTCAAATTGACATGAACATTCGTAAGCTTGAGGCATCTGTTGAGCCTGTTGATATCTATCGCGCTCAGGGTGCTGTTATGGCTTTGAAACAATTGAAACATCTGCGTGATGAAATTGCTAAAGGGGATAAGTGATGGGTATTGCTAGCGCACTTATTAAACCAATGGTGAAGTCTGCTGTAAAGAAAGTAGATGACATAGTTCCTAAAGCTATTAATGAAACACTTGAAGAGGCTGCACCAGTTGCAACCAAATCTATTTCTGGTGTTGTTAAAACTCCAGAGGCTACTAAGTCTTCCTTTGTTGCACCACGACTTGATCGTACAGAAGACTTGGGTGTTGAGCCACCGCTGTTAGCTGAGGCTGGCAGAGATGCATTCGAAGCTCTTGGTATGACACCAGAGAAGAAAGAAGCATGGCGTAGTGTTAATAAGAAGTCACAGCGCTCTAAGCTCTTACCAGAAATTGAAGACGCAGCACAGCAGCTTTCTGAAAACAAAATTACATCCGAACAGTTTAGACAAATCTCTAAAGATAAGCAACCGATTGTTGCGCTAGACAAAGTTCCAGATATGCCAGCATATGAGGACATCAGTGGCGCTCTCACTGACTCTCAAGTTAAGAAGGGTATTGTTGGACTCAACCTAAAAATACCAGCAGGAGAGCGAGTGTCTTCTCGCCTTGACATTCCTGCCTACAACGACTACGACACATGGGTTGTTTCTCTGCATGATGGCAGCAAGAAAAGCGGTGCAGCTGTTGCATATGCTAAGACAGCAGTGCTGCGTAATGTTGAGTTTGTATCTGACCCAAAGGTGGCGCTTGACATTGCAAGGCGTAAACCGCTTGCATCTGGTGGTCGTATGGGTAAGGCTACCATTGCTCGTATCTTTGGTGATTGGGTTCCTCACAATCCAGACAACGCAAAGACTTTTGCTGAGAAGATATTCAAAGACCCTGAATGGACACAGGTCGGTATGAATCCATATCGAGCCAGTTATTTTTATGATAAGGCAGATGGCTTGCCAGTTACCTTTGCCGATGAAGTTGTACAGATTGGACCACTAGTTATGGCAAAGAATGTTAAGAAGACAACACCAGATAATCCTATGTTTAAAATTGATCAAAAACAACCGACTAGTCCAACCTTTGCCGAAGGCGGCGCTGTTGCACAAACAGACAGCATGCTTGCAGATGGCGGCATGATGGAAGAGGGTGGCGCTGTTGACCCTGTTTCTGGTAATGATGTTCCCACCGGTTCTCTTAAAGAAGAAGTGCGTGATGACATTGACGCAAGTCTGAGTCCGGGCGAGTTTGTTCTTCCCGCTGATGTTGTTCGATACATTGGTCTTGAGAAGCTAATGAAGATTCGTGATGCTGCCAAAGAAGGTTTGAAACGAATGGAAGAAGTTGGTCAGATGGGTAATGCTGAAGAAGCTCCAAAGGCT